GCCCTTCTTACTTTCTCCTTATCTCGATCGCAATGTCCAAGCCCTGCCACTGGACGCGCGGCTTCTTGTAGTTGCCAGCGGCGGCCTGGGCAGGCGTGGGCTTCGTCCAGCCGGCGGCGCGGTCCGACTTGATCATCCAGAGACCGCCGCCGGTGCGCTCCGCCGCGCCGCGCAGATCGTCCCAGGAGAACGATTCCTGGCTATCTGCGAATTTCACTGTGATGTACCAACCGTCCACCGTGGCCTTGACGCTCGCGACGACGCCAGTTGCAGGCCCCTTGTCGGTGAACGTGTCGCCTCTAAATTCGATCTTGGCGCCGACTTCCGGCGGGGCTGAATCATCACGTGCGGCTTTCAGGAACACAATCGCCTTGTGCATGTCGACCTCGCCGCGCGAGCGGCCAGCCTTTCGATATGCGATTGCGATCGCCTGATCGCGCGGATGCCCGGCGCGGATCAGTTCGGCGATGTTGGCAGAAATCACCTCGTCGCTGGAGCCTTCGAGCAGCGGCATGTCAGGCTCCCTTGGCGTCGACCGCCTTCTGTCCAACATTGGCCGCCAGATAGGCGCCCACCGTGGCGATGACGACGGCTGAATACACGCCATCGCTGATGTGGCCCATCCACACCAGCCCGGTCGCGCTGACAAGGCTCGCGCAGGCGAGCAGAAATTTACGGCTTGCGTATCGGTTCACTCTTTTTCCCCAGTGTGGCGCGCAGCCAATCGCCGAATTCCTTGTCGTCGCCGGGCTCGTCCTCGAGCACGGGCAGCCAGCGCCCACGGCAATGCGGGTGGGCTAGACCCGCCGGAATCCACCACATCTCATCCGGCTCGCGCTCGACGAGGATGTTGCCGACGCGCTTACGCGGCGCCGCCGATCGGCCGACATTGGTCTTGCCGACCCAAATCTGCGTGTCGCCGTCCTTGTCCGGGGCGTCGGGCGCCACGACCTCCACCACGACGCCATCAATCTTGCGGCAGAACGAGCACGCGTTCTTGTAGTGCTCAAGGCGCATTACTTTCGCCCCGGGCTTCAAGGTCGAGACATAGCCCTGATTAGCGTTCTCGCCAGCCTCGGTGACTGCGATCCGGCGCCAGTCGCGGTTGAGCGTTGCGAACTCGTCCGTCAACTTGGTCTGCAAAGACGAGCCCGGCGTGCCTGGGATCTGCAAAAACTGCTGCTCGGTGTGCTGGGCGATCAGGTTGCGCATGCGGTGGCGAGCATCGTCTGCCAGCCGCACAACGCTCTCCGCGCCGCGCACGCGTGCATAGTCGAGGATAGCGCGCTGCACGGGACTCATCTGGAATGTGGCCTCAGCCTCGTGCACAGTGGATGGCAGTGCCGCCAGTACCGTGTCGGCCTGCTTCTCGGTCAGTGCGTCGATGTTGGCCTGCACGCGGCCCATGAGGGTCGAGCGCACAGCCAACCACTCGGCCTCCGTGCGCAACTCGCCTTCCGGCAGATAGCGCTGAACGAGATAGTCGACGACCATCATCCAGTCGTCGAGCGTGAACTCGCCGGGCGGCAACGTCTCGAGGTAGAGCTTGACGAGGTCGAGTTCGCCGCGCGTCCAGCGCTGCATCATGCCGTCAGGGCGCGGTTGCCGATCGCCAGGGCGATGCTTCTCGCCGTCGACCCACTTCTGCAACTCACTTCGGAAAGCGTCCAGGCGCATCAGGCCACGCTGGGTGAACACCTCGATCAGGCGGCGCACGAATGGCGACTCGTGAGGATTCCAGATGGAATCGTCGTCGCCGTGATTGTGGATGGCCTTGTATATCGTGTTCAGCGCGCGGTCACTTTCACGCTCGCTGAGTTGGCCGATGTCGATCAGGAGTGTCATGACACCAGCATAAAGTCACGAAGGGAAGCCGCCGGGCGGTTTCTCTCCCGGGGCATAGATCGCCGCGTCTCGTGCGGATACGGCGACGCCCCAATGCAGGAGACAGCCACAAGGGCAACATCGTGCGTCGCTGCGGACTGTTTTTCCCGACCTGTCCGCTTGCGGGCCACCATGACACACCACCCATCGCGGAATCAGTATCGCGTCACGACCCCCAAACGAGCACCTTGCCTGGAAGCGCCACAGGCCGCAGAGTCGCCGCGTCGAGGATCGTGAAATGGCGTCCGGGAAAC